CAGGATTAATCCAAGGGAGAAGGGCAATCTTTAATGAGCCATATTGCATTACGCGAGGCTCCATCACGATGTGGATCTCATTCATAAAATGCCCTAGGCACTCTTTTAAAGAATTTAAGTCATTAGTATTCTTATAATAAGTATCGTGGTTTCCTGGAATAATATCCATCTTCATACCAAGTTGACGAAGAGGGGTTAGGAAATGTTTACGATTATGATTTAATGCTTTAAAGTTTACGAACTTCCTATGGTCGTAATAATCGCCGAGGTGTAGGATTTGTTCAATCCCATTCTCTTGACAGTAAGGAAAAAAGATCTTTGAATAAAAGTCTGCCGCGTTATCGAGAAAGATTTCGGAAGAGTTACGTATACCGCAATGTGTGTCATTTAATACAGCTACCTTCACTGAAAAAACTCCGATAAATCCGAATCTGCTTTTACTACGCGTTTTCGTTTTTGTTTTTCTTCCTTTGCAAATTCTTTTAATTCTGCATCAACATTACGTACCTTTTCAATACGATCTCTTAGCGTATCAACAAATGCGCCAACAACTTGTTGAGATACATCGTCACCCAATTCATTATTAATAAAGTTTTCAATATTAGATGAAGTTAAGTATTTCATCTTAATCTCTTGTTGACGTTTCTCTTTTGCGATACGTCTTAAAAATGCGTACCAAGTAATTTGAGTGAAATAAGCAAAGGCATTTGGTTTTCCTGTTCTCGTTGCTGCTTCTATGTTATAATTTTCAATAGCCTTAAGACAATTTTCAACTGCATCCATAACCATTTCTTCACGATATGTATAGCGAATAAAATTTGCCTTATGTGATAATCCCTCAGCTATACGTAAAAAACATTTAGCTATATAGTTAGGTACTATAGGAAGATCTTGTGATTTTTTCTTGGCTTCTTGAACTTTGGTGACGTAGTCTACCACCGCCTGTGAGAACTCGGCATTATTCACATAATGTATGCTTGCGCGTTTTGTGCGTGCCATGTCACCTCCTTTAATAATTTGTATATTATATACAATAATTACGCTTATGTAAATATAAAAAATTTCATATGAAATTAAAAAATAATTGTTTACATTTCTTCAAAATGTGATATAATAAATTAAGATATTTTGGAGGATGGGAAAACTAAGACTCAATGATAAGAACCTTTCGGCTTAAATTGTATTATATTTGCGGTATCAGAATCACCTTGTAATTCATTATATTTTTCTGTTAAAAACGCGTCCATTTCTTCTTCAGATAATTCTTTCATTTTTTCTTGAATTTCCTGAAATGTAAGACCAATATTTTTAATCTTATTATATTTATCTACATCCGCTAATGCCGCGGCGTAATGAAACATTACAGTTTCCGATGGTGTTGCTTCGCCTACAATGTGTACTGAATTTAATGCTACTATATCTGTGGTATTATCAATAAATGACATCCAAGGCTTTAATGTATAATATCGTATATTTTCTTCTAAATCATCATTGACTACAATTTTCATTGCGCGTCGAACAATTACATCTGCGGTAGAATCTTCTTCACCAGCAGCTACTAATTCACAAATCATTTCATCACCATTAGTAAGCTTGAATTGTTTAAATTCACCTTTCATGATTTAATATCCAACTGAACTGTTTTATATTCGAATTGTTCTTTTTGGTACATTTTTAATCTTTCAAAAGAGTGTAGTAATGAATAATTTTTTCTGCTTTTCCAACTAATATCATCCGATATATCATAAAGCGTAGTAGGACTACCATTATCAGATTTTCTAAGACCTCTACCAATACTTTGTAGCACACGAATCTGAGACTTACTAGGAGAGGCAAAAATAATATTATGTAGGTTTTTAATATTTATTCCTGTACTAAATGTGCCAAGTGATGCAACTATGATAGCATCTTTCTGTTTTTCTACAATACCACGAATCGCTTCTCGATCCGTGGCGCTGACATTACCTGATACAAAGAATACCTTTCTGTTTTCATTTACTTTATTATCTATAAGGTCAAATAATGGCTTTCCGTGTTTCTCTACATAATTATAGAGAATTAGCGTATTTCCTTTTAAGTCAAGCGCAAGATTACGGATGAATCGGTTTCTGTGTTCGTTAGTAACAATGAACTCGATCTCCTCTTGATACGTTCGTTTATCAAATTCTTTACGTACTTTGTCTGCATATATAAGTACAATTCGTTTGATCTTGAGCTGAGCGAGAGTATCGTTATCTTGTAGGGTTTTTGTTGTGGTAACGCGGTATATTTTACCGAATAAACCTTGGAGTACGAGTTCATGTGTTTGAGCTCCATCTAATGTACCTGTTGTTCCAAAACGATATTCCGCTTCGGATGCTTTGTTCATAATTGTCATAAGAGATTTTGATTTGAATCCGTGGCACTCATCTCCAATGACCATACCAAATTGTGAAAACCAATCTTTAGGTAATTTATAAATTGATTGCCAAGTGCTAATACAAATAGATTGGTTAAAATTCTTATCCTTACCAGAATAAATTTTGTGAATTCCTTCTGGGTTGTTCCCATATTCAACAAAATCTCCATACATTTGTTCTACAAGAGAAGTTGTTGGAACGATAATTAAAACTCTACCACCTTTTGGATATTTGTATCCAGTAGTGAGTCTTTCGATCCAATAACGAGCAAGAACATATATGATAAGAGATTTACCTGATCCTGTAGGAGAAAGAAGAACTCCACGTTTTCTATGAATACCAGTCGATACTGCATCAAACTGATAGTCTCGTATTTCATAGGGAATTTTTAAATTTTTTATATACTCGTATAATTCTTTTACATCAATTTTATTATGGTCATCAGGTTTGCCATATCTAGAATCATCACAAACTACTTCATATTCTCTTTGTTCAGCAAATTGTAAAAGATGTGGATAGAGTCCAGCAGGTAATTCACCAGACATAATAGAAAACAATCTTATTTTGCCGTCCCACATACGACTACGAAATGCAGGCATGAATTTATATCCAGGAACATAGAATGAGAAAAACTCATTTAGTTCTTGCGCAGTACCACTTTCACAGGTTATGTGAAGATTAGCATGATTTAGTTTCCGGACTCGAATTGTTTCCATTTGATTATATTGGAGATTGTTTGATGTCTCCAGTTAATGTTATTGATTATGTCTGTTAAAGTATCTATAACGGTTTTATAATATTGTATTTTCTCTTCGGATTTTTGAATCTCTGGATCTGAATCATAATAATAATCCATTTCCCCCTTTAGAACTTTGAGTCCGTTAAAAGGGTCTGGATCCCATCCTTTTTCTAAAATTTCCTCATGAGACATTTTACCATTATACCAAAGCCACTTATCTTTCAACAAAATTTTTTGTTGAAACTCTGCACGTTTTAGTTGTAGTTTGTATGTTGAGAGAAGTTCTAGATATTTCGCATGTAGAATTGGTTGTTCGCGAGAAGATTTATCAAGTTCATTACCATTTATTTCACAATCTTTTGCCCACATTTCGTGGATGGATTTCAAATCAAGCATCATATAACTCCAGACATAATTATATATTATATCATAGAATGAGGCAAAAGTAAACTACTTATATTGTTATAAATCCGGACGGTAACGAATAACTTAAATTTGAACCACGATAGAACGCTACGTTACATGTTGCACCGGATGATGATCCAGAACCAGCAAAGAAGTAGAATCCACCATTAGATAGAGATGTGAGTGTAATACCTGCCGATGCTGGATCCATACCACTAGCCCAACTACCGTTGACTCCGTACCAGACTTGCCGTGTAGAAGTATCATATGCCATCATAATTCTTGCACCACTGATAGTACCGAGTGCTGGTCCAGAGTGACCTTGTGAAGAACCAGTCCAATAGAAAGCAACTGTGTCACCAGTAGAAACACCTCTTACACCATTTGAAAGACCCATACCCCAGTCATCCTGTCCTGAAGCAATCCATTCAAAGTATCTCTTACCAGTAGGCATGATATCTGAAAGTGGGTTTGTCACGTTTGTTGTACCACCAAGTGTATTACCACCAATGGTACATATCAGTGTATCTTCTTGTGGGAATGTACCAGCAACACTTGCGTTTACTGTCGCATCAAATCTAACTGGGCTAGAGAATTGCAATTTTATTGTAGAGGTTGATGTGATAACATGCGTACCATCTGTTGCTTTTGCCCTGAATGTAAATTCACCTGCATCTGAATCACGAGCAGATGGATATATCCAAAAACTTCCATTACCCGAATCTAATATACCAGCCCCACCCACTTCAGCGCTATCTAATTGGGCAGGATTTGATGGAACTAATTCATATGAGTATGTTACTGGAAATCCTTCGGCATCTGCATTGGCTGATACTCTTAAATTAGTAGGAGTACCGTGTGTCGTTCCCATATCAATGATAGAAGCAAGTGAGGAATCCCAAGTAAGTGTTTCATTTGGACCAGAGTAAATTCTATCCCATTCACTACCATCCCAGTTATACATGGCTTTCTTATCGGTAGTAAATGCCAAGTCACCAGCTGTATTGCCAGATGATGGTAAAGCACCAGCCGAATCATATGAGGTTGCACCTCCACCACCTCCGCCTTGTGCGGCAGTAATAAGAGCGGCATTAGATGTATTAGAAGTCTCGGTTAC